CCGATGGATCAACTTGTCATCATGATGATTTCACAACTCTTCAGGAAGAACTCGAAGAGGAAGAAAAAGAAGGAATAATTATCGAATCATCCTATCCAAACCCTTCAAGGCCAAATGACATTGATGGATTCATTTTTTTTAATAAGGATCAACCAAATGAATAAACTTCTCGACATCTTAACTTTCCGAAGGGAACACAACTCGGAAGGTGAAGAGGCATTTATAAAAAAGTATTTATCAAACTTCCAAACTTTCCACGATCCAAATGGTGAAGTGATCGCCTTTGTATATGACAATCACAATCCAAAATGTAAGCAAAGCATTTTATGGTCATGTCACATTGACACAATGCACCGATCCAATCCAACTCAAATTAATCAAGATGTTTATTGCGACACTTTCAATATTGCTTTTGTCGATGAATCTTCCGATTGCTTAGGTGGTGATGATGGTGGAGGCATTTTCTTATTACTCGAAATGATCGAGGCCGATATTGAAGGAACTTATATCTTTCATCGAGGTGAAGAGAAAGGATGTATTGGATCGAAAAGCATGGCATTAAATCATGAGGATTTTCTCAAACAATTCTCTCATGCGATCGCCTTTGATCGTAAAGGTACAACTTCAATCATTACTCACCAAGCGTACGGAAGATGTGCATCGGATCGATTCTCGCAACACATGGCCGATCTTCTTGGAATGGGTTATATATTGGATGATGGTGGTATTTATACGGATACGGCCGAATATACTCACATCATCTCGGAGTGTAGTAATGTTTCGATTGGATATCAATCAGAGCATTCAAATAAAGAAACTCTCGATGTGAATCATGTTTTAAAGTTAAGAGATAAGATGATCTCAATCCAATGGGATCAAATTGATCTCACAAAAGAAAGAGAGCCTCAAGAAAAGATCTCAAAATGGGATTATTATTATCCGAATGATATTGGATCAACTTCTTTCGAAGATCTCAAATATTTGGATTATCGATCACTTTTGGAATTTGTTAAAAAATCCGATCCAAAAGATATTGCGATCTTAATTGAGGATCTTATCTCTCAAATGGCATTTTATGAGGATGCTATTAATGATCCATATTATTCCAATGATGATCCGATGGATCGCTTAGATCAAATTCCATTTTGATCGAAATATCTATTTTCAACATAAAGGCCTCTTCACGAGGCTTTTATTTTTAATTAAGGATTTAGTATCAACTCAATCAAAAAAATCGCTTTAAAGTCACCTTATGTTATTTTAAATTGTATTTTGTCACCTATAAATGCGAAATATTATTTAAAATCACTTAACCAGGCAAAAACCCTTATCATTTTTGAATCGAATATTGACTTCCTATCGAATCATCGAAGATCGATCAAAAAGGGATTATTTAAAGCCAAATATTCAAATTATGTTGAAACAACTCGATCGACTTTTCAAGATCAATTCACCGATCGGCCATTGATGATTTTAGATGCTATTTATCATGGAATTGATGGTGATTTTAGGATCAATCTCGGATCGTTTGCTTATCCTTATCTTTCAAGGCCTTATGATCCTGAATGAGAATGATTCTTATTCTCATTTATATATTTTTTTATATATATATATTTAGCCGATTTACTTCTATAAAGTTACACGGTAAAAATCGGATTTACTTCTATTTTTCCACACGGTGAAAATTTAGTTTCACTTTTTCTTTTTGGATTGATTACTCATTGCTAACGCAATAGCTAAAGCCTGCTTTGGAGACTTAACTTTTTTACCGCTTTTACCAATATTTAACTCGCCTTTACCAAATTTTGACATCACTTTTTTAACTTTTGTAACTGCTGCTAATTTCTTCATGTTTTATCCAATAAAAAAGCCCTACATTTAAAGGGCTTAGTAATACGGAGATTGTGGGCGAGACTATCCCAACAGGGTGATTATACCATAACTCAATACTTGTGTCAAGCGACTATACGCCTTGAAGCCATAGATAGCATATTATCAAAGGCAAGCTCTAATTGGTATTCATAATCATTGTATTTAGAAGTTTTTAGGTATCTAGCGTAGACTGCATCCTTTTGGTCTTTAGGTAAGCTGCTTATAATTGCATCAATGGTTCTTACATTGGTTAAATCCATCTCTGATAACATCTCTTCAAACGCATCGCTAGTAGATTCACCGCCACTAATCATACCCAATGACTTGCTTGGGTAACCTAGTTTAGTGCTAGGTGCGTGCATCCATCTAGTCCAGTCATCAAGTATTTGTTTAAGCCTATCTATGTGCATTAGCTTCCTCTTCTGTGTGGATATAGATGCTTTTAATCCTATCGCTAAAGTCTGGCATAGGGTGAAATATGTTTTGTAGTAAATTAACTTTAGGTTTAAAATATTTGTATATTTTATGTTGTCCTTGTTGTTCACGTTCTGTTGAATTTAACATGCCTAAATTTTTCATGTTCAATACAATATACTGAACCTTTCTGTGTTCCATACCCATTTCTTTAGATAACTCTGCAATAGTTAATGATTTATTGTTTAAAATATCTAAAATTAAACTACGCATTTTTTCTACATTAACTAAACGACCTTTAATGTTGTAATCTCTAACTTTAGCTTTCATATTTTCCTTTATGATACATCAATTACTTTACATTCCCAACGACTGCCAACCTTACGCCAACCATGCACGTTCACTTTTATACTAGCTTTTCTTACTATCCCTATCGTATCACTATCAGCAATTTTTTTAACTCTTGCAGATATATTTGTATAGCTTGTGGTTTGGACTGCTAACACTTCATTTTCTTTTATAGCAAGTAGATCACACCAACCCCACATGTCTTGACGAATTTTACAAAAGTGATTAAATTTCTCTGTAATAGCTACAAGGTATCCTTCTGCTCTTAACTTCTTAAGGCTTAACTGCGTTGGGCTAGTCGCCATCAAATTGACTTTCGTGAGGTTTACATGCTCCTTCTTTAAAACGCTTTTGCACTTCCCCTGTAGATTTGTTTAATTCGTATTCATAAGCGTGTGGAGATACGTCATGGCTATTTTCTTTTCGTTTAAATATCTTGTTCCAATTGCCTTCTATTTCTGTTTCAGAAATTAACAATGGTCTTCTTGTAGAACCTTTACCCATTTAAATCTCCATATTTTTTAATATATGTGCTATAACATCAACAGTCCATCCATTGCCTAAGTGATGTGCAGCTTGATTTCTATTTAAAACTTTTGTGTATCCTTCTGGAATAGTCATACACCTTTCTAATTCTGTTTGCGTCATATACCTACAACTATTTTGAGATAAATCTTTATCTTCAAATATTAATGTAGTAAAACCTGTTTGACGATATCTTCTTACCATTTTATCTTTGCTAGTTAATGGCCTAGAATCAGAAGATAATAAAGCTCTAGCTTTATCACGATCTACATAACCACTCTCAATAATATCTTTAAGTTTAATATTTTTATCTTGTGGTTGATCTACGTTAGGTATGTTAGTCCAATACAATCTATTTCTTAATGCTGGTGATACCAAACTACTATTAATTCTAATTGGTTCTTCTTTAAATAAAATACTAATAACATCTTTATCTTCTTGTTTCATACCACCAACATTTTCAAATAAAAAATATTTTGGTTTGGTTTCTTGAAAAATTCTTAAATATTCAAAAAACAAAGAAGACTTTTGTCCAGCTAATCCTGTTCTGTTTTTCATAGCTGCTGATAAATCTTGGCAAGGTGATCCGCCTAATAATAAATCAACCCCTTGAAAATCATTTCCATTACATTCAAATACATCAGAATAATAATGTGAATTAGGATAGTTAGATTTAGATACTTGTTTTGCTCTTTCATCTATTTCAAAAGCATGGTACTCACAATCAATGCCTAATTTATCTAAAGCAATTCTTCCACAAGAAATACCATCAAACAAAGATAAAACTTTTATCATTTTAATCCTAAATAATTTTTATCAAATAACCAACCTATAGTTTTGCGATGAGCCTGCTCCCATGCTTCAATTCTTTCTGCTCTATCTAACTCTTTATTGTTGTCTATCATATCATGACATGTATAGCATAAACTAGCGATACGATAGTCGTTTGCCTTCATTCCGAGTGATTTTCCGTCTCTTGATTGATTAGAATGAGCAGCACATACTGTTCCGTCTTCTTTACCACACATAGCACATGGAAACTCACGCACTATTTCTAACAATTTTTTATTACGATAATTCATAAAAATACCTAATAAGTTTAGCAACACCACCAACAAACCATACGATGCAAAATATAACTATGCCATCTATAATTGGTTGCCTCATAGTTCCCAACTCCAGCCGAGAGTAGACGCCCACCTTTCACAGTCTTCTTGATACTGTGCCATCTGTTTACTATCTAGCTTTGTTGTTGACCTAATTAACTCTACAGGATTACCAGCTATTTCTGTTTGGTAACGTAGGAACTTATAACCTAACAACTCATGTACTGTGCTTGGGTCTTCACCAATATAATTAGCAATTGACCCATATAGCGACCACAACCTTTCATTTTGCTCTAGTGATCTCACAACTTTTTCTTCGCTAATATTCACACGCCACCTTTTAGTTAAGTCAAGAGCCTTAATCTTTGTTATCAAGTTTTCGTAATTGTACTTCGTCAAAACGAACCGAATCATATTTGTCATCCCATCCTTTAGATTTAAAAGTTACACCTTCTTT